CCGGTGGTTCGTTCGGGTTTGCCGTTCGTGCCAACACCCTCAGTCGGGACACCCCAGATGAAGGCCTTCTCCATTTCCAAAGAGTGGAGTTCCAGCGCTTCCCGTTTCGCCTCCTTGTAAGCATCTCCGGTGCGCAGCCGGGTCAGCCGTGCGGTACGGGTAATGCTCAGGGAGGTTCGGAAAATCTGAGTGTAGTTGTAGTACTTGATCGGATCGTACGCGATCGCGTTCGGCATCGAACCACCCTCAGGATTGATGCTGCCGATGATCAGAGCGTAATCGCAGTCAGACAGATCGTGGGTCGAAGAGTTGTCGTCCGCCTCCAGAAGCTTCACAGACATGTAGCTCGAAGCCCCATTGGTTACAGTCGAAAGCACCTTGGCATTCACGTCGACCGAGTAATCGCTCTTATCCCGCAGGATAACCTGATGGCCTGCTCGGAATTGAGTCAGGGCCGCAGCGGCCATCTTAATGTACAGCACGGCACCTGCAACACCGCCAGTGGTATAAGCACTTCCGAGGGCTGCATCGGTGTAAACACCCGTTACATCAGCTGCCTGGGTGGGCAGCCCTTTGGTCCACCAGTAATACTGGGGATCGTCAACTTTCTCCGAACTCATCTTCGAAAGAATTGCCGTAAGCGGCGCGTCCCCATTGGGGTAGAGGCGAAGAACTCCCTCCCTCCAATTCTTGGGCCGCATGTCGCTGTCAGTCCAGTCACCATTTCCACGCATTCCTAAAAAAGCCATTTTCGTTTCCTTTCAATCAGCCCAAAAGGGCTACAAAGTTTATTGCTTAAGCAGCTTGGATCGGGATTCCAGCCGCAGCACCAGTCGCATCCGGAGTGTAACCGATTATAAAAACTCCGGTCGTGGTAGACATTGCCGTTGCGGCGTTCAGTGAAGCACAGTCCCACAGCAGCACCTGTCCGTTGGTCAGCGAACTTCCGAAAGCCACGTTCTGGGCCGGCACAGCAGCCGAGTTCTTCGCATTGGCAAACAGACAACTCTTGAACACGCACAGGCGAAGCACGTCCAGAGCGTTAGCTCCATACACGAAACGGTTAGCCACGTCAGAACTCTGCCGCCAAAGGATGCAGTTTTGGAACCAGTTGTCAATGCAGCTCTTGCCCTCGCCCGCAATCGCACCAGTCATCAAGATGTTCGCCCGAATGATCGCACCAGAAATGGCCGCAGAGCTTGAACCGAAAGTGCAATCGTAGAACATCGACGAGTCGCCGTTCGCAACAAAATCCGCCGCCCCAGTCACATCCAGATCGGTTTCTTTGAAGAACTCGCAGTTGTTGAACCTGGTGTATTCACCACCTTCGACAAAGGCGTAAAGTCCTTCCGCCACCGTGTTAGCATTGATGAACTTGATGTTGGAGAAAGAGTTACGAACACCGGTATTCTTCACCGTCGCGATGTTGGTCGCGCCAGCGGCCAGGGTGCAAGAGATCTTGGCACCTGCTCCGAAGTGACCCGCCGGACCATTGATTCCGACAAAGTGCGTGCGGTTAACTGCAATCGTCACCATGGCAGCTTCGACGACCGTCGAATCTCCATCGATGAAGACTACGTCGTTGTTGTTAGTCGTGACACTTGCCACGGCTTTTGAAAGCGTTTTGAATGCCTTCGCCCGAGACTTCCCGCTGTTGGCGTCGCTTCCATTTCGGTAGTCAACAAAAAACGCGTTGCCGAAAACGGTGCCCACCAGAGGAATCCCACCACAAGCCGTCAAGGCCGTACTGACGCCAAGGCGTCCATCAGCGCTGACCGAAAGTCCGGCTTTTCTAAACATTCCCTTCCAAGACATTAGTATCTCCTTTCGCAATAATATTGCGGTAGGTGGGTTGGTTAGCCAAGTACGCTTGCGACAACCGCCCAAGTTTCGCCAGTGCAGACAACCGCCAGCGTGTCTCCGGCCGCATCAAGATCACCGTAGGTGGTAATCTCCGTCGCATTCTCGTACTCATTCACCGAGACGTCATGCGTGGCACCGGCCGGCGCATAGATCGTGTAAACACGACCGGGAATGGCCTGGCATTTGGGCGGAAGCGTCACGACGACAGCCGCAGCCGCAGACTCAGCAATGACCGTGAAATCTCCGGGACGCATCTGGTAATCCTCAGAAACGTGAAGCGGCCCCTGAGCCAGAGTCTCTTCATTCACTCGATTAAAAGTTCTATCTCCCATTTCAATCCTCCAAAAAACAAAGTTAAAAGTTAAAGGTCAATCAGCTCGTCAAGTTCCTTCTGGATTGACGATCTTGTGTCGCCCACGTTTTTCCGTGAGCTTCCTTTTCCAGTCAAAGCAGGGTTACGAGGCCTGCCCTCACTGGCCGCAGGCTTTTTGATGCCGAGCAGCGTACGGGTCCCAAGTTCCACTCAGGGTGCTCGGCAACGATTTCGTTGGTCACAGCTCCAACAGTCTGTCGCACCACGAGCAAGTCAGAGTTCTCCGTAAAGAACTCCTTGATCCCCTCTCGCAACACCATTTGTCTTTGGACCTGCTCGCCCAAAAACGACGGGAGGTTTCTGTATTCCTGTGGGAGCGCATCGTTCCGAGCTTGTTCATAAACTCGTTGGAGCAGGCCTTCGAGTTTTTCTCGGTCTGACAGAATGTCGTCAATATCATCCGTTTCTGTCAGAAACTTTGGCTTCCCAGGCGCGACGGCCGAAGGCGCAGGAGCTTCACTCCCAGCCGCACTAGCAGATTTGGGCGTGGGAGCCAGAGCTTTGGCCTCCAACGCATTCAAACGTGCCAACAGTGCGGCGTTTTGGTTCCTCAAGATCGTAGTCTCGTCTTCCACCACAGGTGGCTGTTCGGACTCTTCTTTGGGACCTTCATCCTTCGATTTCTCGTCACTGGCCTCAACGGGCTCTTCCGCAGGCGGAGTTTCATCCGCAGGCGTTTCCGCTGGTTCCTCTTTGTCTTCTCCCATAATACTATCAATCAACTCGTCAAAACTCTCGTCATTTTTCTCGTCAACTTCCTTGCCCATTTGATTCCCCTTTCATCCTTTCCTCGGCCTCTTCGAGGTCTGTTAGAATTACGTCTGGCATAACCAGCACGCGTTTCAAAGTATCCGCACATTCTTGGAGTCGGATCACGGACTCCCAATCCTTCGCATGCTCGAAGCTTTCCCGAACGGATTGCAGTGCGTCATTCAGTTCCAAAGTCATATCCTTCCAAATGGAAGAGTTTTTAAACTCCCGGAACATTCCAGGAGTCGAACAAAACCTTTTATTGGAGTCCATTGCCAATACCTCCAATCTGATTAACTGGAACCAAGTTGCCCTTTTGGGCCTCACCCTGGACGTCTTCGTCTGGCATCACCTTCGTCTTGATGAAGTCCTGGACATTCTTAGCTCCATTGTTCCTTGCGATGTGCGTAAAGATTCTCGTTAAGTCGAACTTCTGGGCCAGCTCAGGGTTCTTGGCAATCGTTTCAAACATTTGAGTCCAGACGCCAGAGAAGTTCCCACCAGGGATAGAGCCATCCCGAACCTTGACATCGTAGTTAACCAAGAGATCAAAAGGCGTAACCTTCATTCGGCCCTTTTGTTTGGCTAAAGCCGACATTCCGAATTCTTCCAGCAAAACTTGCTGCCAGCGGCCAGAGATCTTGATGTATTGCTCCTCAGTCATCAGCTGCTTGGTGTGAGCAGCGAAGAACATCCCGATGTCCTGCATCGCCTGCATTCCAATGATCCGAGCGATTCGACCCAAGCGGGACAGTTGGCCCATCTGCGTTCCTTGGAATTCCGCCGAGGACAGTCGTTCTGGCCCACCTTGGCGAAGCGAGCCCATCGAAACGTCGTCCGCCCCACCGATTTTTTGCTGCCACTGGACAATCCAAGACGAATCTTGAATGTTCTGGCGAGTCACGTCATTGACGTTCAGTTGGTAAACTGCGTTGCGCGCGATGTCTGGGCGACCCCAACCGGGTTGACGGATCCGAATCCGTTTACCGGGCTCGGGCGAGTTAATGTCCTTAGAGTTAATCAAGTAAGGATCATAAATCAAAACATCATTAATGGTCTTGCGGACGTTCGCGACATGAACATTGAACATCCAATCCAGTACAGTTTGGAGCCCGTGGAGCATCTCCAAGCGAGAAACCGGAATTGCCGAGTATCCATCGAAGTCCGGTGCGATAGACGCGATGGGGAACCGGTTGTGATCCAGGTCAAGAGGCTTAGCTCGAATGATTACCGCGTCAGCCGCCACGGAGAACAACCACTTCTCAGGATACTCGGACTTTCCAAGTCCCCACTCTTTGGGGATCAGTTTGACGTACATGTTGATCTCCACTCTCATGGTAGCGATCGAACCTCTGGCTCGCCCATTTGCGCTCGCGTTCGGAAGAGTCTCTCCCATAAATCGACGTGTGACCGTTTTGAATCACGGAAAGGTAACGAACGTTGAAGTAGTCCTGGTCGCTTTGCTCCTTAGACAACAAGTTCATCAAATTCGTCCGATTGACCCATCCGAAGAATTCCCCGTCTTGAAGCTTGTGGATCGGGACGTTAGGGTCAGGCAAAGCCAAGTAAGGATCGATGTTTTCCAAGGCGTTTCCCTCGAACAGCACGGCTTCCTCAACTGCTTTGGTTCGTTTCTTGAACATTCCGAGTAGCCCAGAAGTTTCTCTCATGACGGTGCGAAAGCCCGATTCTCTTCGCCACGTGGGAGCCACGAATCCAATCCCGTAGCTAAGCCCGTCCCGGAACATCGTGTGGAGGTCCAAGCAAACTTTGTGCCGAGTGCAGTGAAGGTCGACGACCTTCTCAAGCATAATCGAACCAATCAAGTCCTCCGGCCCGACCCCCTCATATTGAAACAACGGATCTTGGTAGAACGCCGCAATCAAGTACGACAAGATGGTCTCCATTATGGCATAGGTGTTCGGAAACACGATGGAGATTGGCTTTCGTGGGTCGTTGTATGTGAGTTCGCGTTCTGCCGCATCTGCGTCAATATAAGCCGTAAGAGTTCGATCGATTTCATTCCATGAACCAAAACGAGTCGAAATACTCGCTGCCGCCTCGTTGGCGCAAGACATAATCTTAGCCAAAAGTTTCTTGTGGAGCTCGCCCTTAGGGTCAAGATCCAACTCATACGGATAATCATACTCAATATGCGTCGATGCAAGAGTTTTAGCTTCATTGTTAGTCTCATTTCCTCGGACGATGTAAGGCATTTTAGTCCCTTTCAATGGTTAAACTACAGCGAAGTCCAGTTGTTTTTCATAAAGATCCACATCAAGCAGAGCTTTGAATTCATCTTCGGGCGGCTCCTCTGGCTCGTAGTCCTTTGGGTCGAAGAAGTACGAAAACTCATCCATCACCTTGATTACGTGGCTCAAACAGTCCATGCAGTCCCAGAG